CCAGCCTCAATTTTGTCGAATGTGATAAGCCACTCCATGTCCCAATTCTGCAGCTGCTCTAGGCTCATGTTCCGGGACTTCTGTTCAACTACGGCAACCACATTGCAATCGTTGTCACCTATGACTGCATCAACTAATGCTGGGCCATTTTTAGGTGTGTGAATGTATGTGTAGTTTGGGTAATGGTTCTGCCATAACTGTACGGCTCTTAATTCATGCTCTAATGACTCTTGACCCTTAGGGGAATTGATGTCAAGCATGTCAAACCTTTAATCCGGACATTATCTTGTAAGCATCCATTAAGCCATTTCTGTAATGAACATTTGTTACTGGATGTGTATTAATAATTAAATCCATCAGCTCATCAAGCCTTTCTTTCCATGTTCTATCAATAATGCCTGCAAGTTGTTTTGCATCATTAATTTGTTCTTGTAACTTTGAATGATCTTTACTTAACATTTCTACCCCGTTTACATAATTAAGCAATTCAGAATGTCTGACTTGAACCCATTTATCCATGTATTAAGTTTAAGAGGAATCCACACCTAGAACTGGTAAGTGAGCAGGAATGGCTCTTAGCGAGCCATCCACACCCGTCACTGTATAAGTTTCGCTTGTAAAGGGAGTTGTTCACTATAAACAACCCAACTGCGCCATTTGCCTGTTACCAATTTGTTATGTATTAAGGCAGTTCGTTTTTAATACTGGTAGTCAGGCTCGCATTTCTGCATTTTGTATGCTCAATCAGGCATACCCAAAGTACGCCATCTAACGGCGGTTTAGCAGCTGATAAGGCAGCCAGCAGTTTGAGTCATGCCTAGACATTTTGTCGGTCTTGTGATTAAAATGTAGGTACTAGCCAGTAGTCCGGACGAGGGATCAAGAACCACTCCAACTACTGGCTAGTTTCTATAGTTGTGGTGAGAGTTTCTGAGTATAGGTGTTGTATTCGCCGCAACACTTAGTCATCCAAGTGCGCGTGTCGGTATATGGATCTACACCAATGTCTATAGGTGTTAATGTCTCACTGCAGATCTCACAGCTCTCAGCGAAATAGGGCAACGCTTCATACGCCCCATAAAGTTTTTTAAGTATTGAAATGTACATTGCATCTTTGTTATCCATCATTGTTTGCCCTATCTCTGATTTCTTTTGTTTCTTTGTCCATGCACTTGTAAACCTGTGTCAGTAAATCGGCACAGTGTTCACAATCCATTTGTCTTAGATTTCGTACCATTCTGATTAAACTCATCAGGGTTGTATGAAACTCCAAATGCCAGCGGCTCATGATCGCTCTAAATCTAGTGCGATAAATGTGTCACATGGCCAAACCTCATTGCACACAACGCAATTCTTGGTCCATTTGCAGTTGTCACATTCACCAGCATTGTTGCCACATAGTAGGCAGTTGTCTTTTGGCTCTGGCTGTAGGTGTATTGCTCTGGCTTCCTCAATGGCCGCTTGTAGCTCATAAAGGTCAGTGCAGACACAATGACAGTGCTGGCTGTGTTCCGGGTTCATTGGTTACTCCACTTCAAGCAAAAGCCGCATGGATTACCGATGTACACCCAGCCCCCACAGCCACAGCGCATTACATGTGAGTCAGTCATGAGCGATCAAACTTTGCATCACACTGTGGCTCATTGTCACAGAAGTAACCTGCATAAGGTTTGCCAGTCTTTTTGGAGATACCACTGCGGCGATTCATAGGGCCATGTAGGCAGTCAGGCACTTTCGGCGCTGGCTGTACATACTCTAAGTCCCACGGATCCAGTACGGGTTCGAGTAACTCCTCGGCTTCACTGGGGATTCCCCAGTCACTGGGCGGTTCTACCACTGGCGTGATTTCCTTTGGCTTGGCAGGTCCGGGCGCTTGGCGCTCTCTGCTGCCTATGATCTCCTCTTTGCTGCTCAAGCCCTTAGATGTGCCAATGTTGAGGCTCGCACATGCGCGTCCCCAACATGCTGTCTCCAAGTTCTGCAACTCACTGCCATTTGTGTAGGGGCTTTTACCTACAATCAATTCGGATGCTGTGCCAACTCCCGGCAGTATGTCATCTGGTGTTCTGTAGGCTCTGGCAACGCCCCACATCTTTAGTGGGTCGCCATCCATGACACCCATAAACTCAAACTGGATTGAACCCTCTGGGTATTTTTCATAGAACATGGCCACACGCTCTGCCACTGTTACATAATTGCTAATGTCAAAAGCCATTAGATTTGCCACCCATCTTTAGCCATTTGTGCTTCGATGGATGAACCTACGGGATGTCTAGCTCTTGCCCGTTTCATCTGTTGTTGTTTGTGATGTTCATTTTCAACCATCATGCCGACTGCATAGCCGACCATAAAGAATGCAATTAATCCAATGAATGTCATCATGCTGATACCTGACTCAACCACTGAAAGGCTGTGCCCTCAGCTTCATCGAATGTATTTAATTCAGTTGCAATGTATGTTTCTAAGTTTGGGTTAAATACACCCCATTGGTTATTTGTATTCTTGAACAAATACAAGGTTCTAGATTCATCTTTAACTTCAAACATTTCGAAGTTTAGTTTGGTTGTTTGTAACATGCCCTGATTCCTATTCTTAGTTGTAAGCCTTGGCGCTCACAGGAATAGTTTATGCATGTTATTTAGATTCGCACAAGCACTTTGGAGAATTAGGCGTGTCATGCATAGTGTCTATGTGATTTTGAACCACAAGATGTAGGTTATCAACCTTATTTATCAAGTCTGGTAAGGATTTTCCGCCATTGGCATAAGGCTGGATGGCATAGGTCATAGTGTCTATGTAGGCCTTTATGGGTTTGACTATGCCCCACTTAACAAGGATGCCCCCAAGGCTAAGGATGGCTATGAGAGCAGCTGCAATTTGTCCGGCAACAAGTATTTGGCTCATGAGATAGCCAACTTGATTTCGCGTGTAGTTACTGTGGCCTTGCCATTGGCTTTAAGCATCAAGGCAACTGGCTGGCCTTTCTTTGATTGAAACATCCATAAGTCTTTTACATAGGTAGTTCCACCTTTTTTAAGGCTGAATGTTTGGTAGCCAGTAGCATCATTAATGCCTTTGGGATCTCGTACCCACTTGATTGTAAGCTCTGATGCCCCACCGATTTTAGGTGTTTTAATGTTTAGGTATGTAGCAAACAATGCGCCTGTGTTTGAGTCTGCATTTGGTATGACACTAAACAATCCATCTACTTCTAAAGTTGTCCAGATTTCACCTTGTAGGGATTGTGTTGGTATGCGACTAGATGCATCAGATTTACGGCTTATGTATTGGCTCATGCTTTGATCCATTTTTCTGGGTTTCTAAACTTAACTGGATTCCATGTACGGCTGGCAAGGATCTGAAAGTGTAGGTGTGGACCAGTGGATCGGCCTGTGTTCCCAGAAACGCCCAGCAACTGCCCCTGACGGACTCTCTGACCAACGCTGACATTAACTCCATTTAGATGACAATACCCAGCCCACAGGCCTGCTGTGCCATCCTCAAAGGCATCGTTATCAACTATGACATGAATGCCGAAACTATAACCCCAGCCTTTTTTGTAGATGTGTTTGCCAGCGTGTACAACTACGCCCGGCACAGCTGCTACAACTGGAGTACCAATGGATGCCGCGTAGTCAATGCCCTTATGTATTCCGCCAGTGCGGTATTTAGCCCCGTAGGGAAATGAAACAATCCCTGACTTAATCGGTTTCATCTAAGTTGGCCCTGCCGTAATTGTCATACTCTGGGTTTAACCAGTTAATGATGATAGGCAATGCAGACACAAGCCCAATGGTCAAAGCTGGATGAATGCCTAAAGTATCGGCGTTGATAAGTAGCCAGCCCAGCACACCTGCCCCAAACACCTTAATAAACGATGCAAGGGGACTATGTGCGAGCCATACTAATGCGCTCATTTTTTGGCTGTTGTCTTTGCAGCTGCTGGCGCTGGTGCTGCCGCGGCTTCAAGTGCATCAATGCGTAGTAAGGCATCTTTAAGAGCTGCTGCCAAAATAGGAATTAGGCGTGTTTCCTGTATCTGCTGATACACAGGTTCGCCATTCTCATCCACTGCATCTTTCTCACCAATAACTAGATCATGCATCAGGCCAGAAACTTCATGCGCTAGGAATCCATAACGCAATTCTTTGTCCTCATCGGCAATCATGTTGTAGGTATAAACATTGGCAGACTTGATGCGATCGGCTGCATCGGTTAAAGGTTTTAGATTTTCCTTTAGTCGATAATCCGATGGGGCTACAAGAGTTGGCGCGGCTGTGGTGCTGGCGTTAAGTGTGCCGGCAGCTGTGCCGTTGCGATAAAAGGTTTGCATTACGGCACTTGTTGTGCCTGTTGTTCTGTTCAAGGATATAACGGTAGCGGCATCATTAACCCAGTTACTACTAGTTCCGCTTAAATAAAATCCAGTTACGGATTCAGTTGCTGAAGATGATCTGCCAGTAGTGCGTACTGTTAAATCGGTGTTAATGGTTCGGTTTGTTAAATTGTATACACTGGCGTCTATTGCGTCGCCAAGCGTTTCAATGGCTACCGCGCCATTAGTTACTAAATCAGTGCTTGTAGGTACTGACCAACTATAGTTTGGGGTTGTAGTTGCCATTACAAATCAATCCATTCTTGTGTAGGGAAAGCCACGCCGTAGCTTGTCCATGTGTAATTATACGGGACTTGATCCCAGTTTATTGAACTAAACGCTTGCGAAATTGGCGCTAATGTCAAATCTAAAATAAACGTATCTTTGTTAATTGTGTAATTAAGCCCGATAGTTAGGTAATCTTGCGTTCCGCCCATAGGTGCTGGCGCTTGTACTGTGACCCTATGACCTAATGGCTCAAATAAAAGTAAGCTGCGCTGGGCGTCTGTAAAGATTGGGTTGAGTAAATTAACGCTTATTTGATCGGTACTAAGTAACGGGTAAGCCATTGAATTAAGTATTCGTTGCCCTACGTCGTTTACGTCTGACTGGTTAAGTATGTAAGTGTCTAGCGTTCCTGATCTATCGCCGTATAAGGCCACGCTTTCGTTTTCGTAATAAGTAGTCTGCACCGCGTCAAACTTAGTAATAGTTATTTGGTTACGTAGGGTGTCAAACCTATCGCCGCCTACTAATTCAGGGCTTAGCATATCGGCAGTAAAGGTCAAATCGCTTGTCAGCGGTAAATTACCGTAGTAGAAATCTAACTCGCCGTAAGGTCTTTCAATAATCCAGCCATAAACGCCGTAAGTAATAGTTACTAAATCTGCCCAAGTGTTGCGGCTGCCTTCATCTAATGCCTGATCTATGGCGCTAGAACCGTAGTTAATTGCAGGAAAGTCGTATAACCTAGTCGTGTCCACTTCTGCCCAAGTGGCCGGACCATAATCTGCCCAAGTTAAATTGCGGTTTAAGGCAAACCAGTTAAATGCGGTACTTGCATCAGCTATAAATGCTACAAACCCATCGGCTGTACTTTCGGTATAAGTGTCTACGTAGTAGTTAGTATTTTGCAGTAATGAGATAGCCGACGTTATTTCGAATTGCCACTCTAATACAAACCCGGTCAGGCCATAACTTCTATAACTTGACGTCCTATTGGTCACGTTTCCAGCGTGTAAAACCTCATAGCCTAATGCGCCGTTAATAACTTCTATTTGTACCCACGAACCTAACTCTATGTCGGGCACAATGTCCTCATCAAATAGCAATGACAATTTGCAAGATCCGGGATAAGGCGGATTGATAAACTCTGATGTACCTCTAGTAATGTTTATGTTGTAATCAACCCACGATGTAATTTCGGTCTTGACGTCGCCATGATCGCTGTTAGGCGGTAAATACATCACCCGTATATCAGGGGTAAAGTCGGTCATGGCATAGCGCCAGCAAGGTTGATTGGCCCACTGATTCTGCTCTGGGTCTGGAGTAGGCGCTCAATGGATCTACGAGCTGACGCGGCATCTACTACGCCGTTGATGTTTATGACGGTATTGCCGCCCATGCTTGATGATGCTTTTTGGATTGTCCCTGCACCAGTTGGAATAAAGGTCTCAGGCCCAAACTCTCCAACCCGATAAGCTTGTCCACCCTTTACAAAGCCACCAGCGGCCATGCCGGGAGTCTCGGTTAATTTGTCCCAAATCTTGCCACGAATAAACTCGCTTGGCAGGTACTTTAAGAATGGCTTTATCTTGCTGTAAGCATTAGACAATTTGGTGATTGCTGTGGCGATGCTGGTGATAGCGGCAGCCGTTGATTCTAAAGCGGTTAAACCATTGTCGGCTTCGCTGCTAGTCATAGCCCCGAACATTGTCTTAAATGCTTCAGTTAAATCTTTTAGACTTTCGCCTAATTTAACGCCGCCAGATTTACCCTCAAGATCATTGGACAATGCTCTGACTTTATTACTCAAGCCTTTTTTCTGATCCTCGCCACTAAAGCCAATGGCCACTAAGTTCACTTGCTCTAATAAGTCTTTAAGAATCGGGATGGCCTTTTGACCGATGCCCTCTTTCATTTCGCCCCAACGCTCGTTGAGGATGTTTAACTGGCCTTGATAAGTTTCGGTGTTGGCTTGAGCAGATCCGCCGAAAGTGTCTGTCAGCTCTTTTGTCGCTGCCTTAAAATCTTTTGTTTTGATTGTGTTTTCATCAAGTGGCACACCAAGTTTTTTCAGTGAAGTTAGGTTGCCGTCATAAGCCTTACCCAAAGCGGTAGCAACTGTTTCAAGATCCTTGCCAGTTCCAGCTGCAATGTCGATTGCTAGGTTATTGAGTTTTTGTGCTTCGGTTACATCTTTGGTGCGGCGAGTAAGAATCTCCAGTGCCGGGCGAAGTTTGGTGTCTGAGATTCCGTATTGTAATTGCTGTTTGGTGATGTAATCCTCAGTGGCTGCAATCTGTTTATCAGTTGCCTTGGTTACATTCTTAAGTGTTGTGGCAAGTTTCTTTTGACTGGCTTCATCCTCGATGGCAGCCTTAACTCCATCAACACCGATCTTGATGGCAAAAGCGCCAGCAGCCAGAGCAGCCCCAGCAAAAGCCTTTGCAGCTACTTTGCCGTAGCCTTTCATCTTGCTAGAGAATGACTTGGTGTCTGTATCTGCCTTACTTAGGCTCTTGCCAAACTGACTCACATCTGCGAGCAGATTGAGTTTCATTGTCCTGATGTTTGCCATTAGTTATTTTTCCCCCACTTTGCAAAGACTTTTTCCACTGCGGCGATCCACTTTGCCGTAAGTTCTGGTTGATTGGCTTTGAGCGTTGGGAATATCCAATAGCCCTTATTACCTCGACCCTCACGATCTGTGCGAGGTGGGAATCTAAAGCCACCATTAGGGAATGCGTTTAAGTTTCCAAAGGCGTTTCTATCGCCACCAAACTCATTGCCAAACAATAACTGGCC